CCGGAGGTTCTGTAGGTCGCTGTACGAGCCGCAGATGACGATGTAGCCGGTCGCGACTGCCATGTCGTTTTCCTTCTTTCCTTAGTCGCGGATGCTGTCATACCCAGTGTGTGCTTTGCATACCCACACCTTCCTTCCGAAGAAGGTGATGACATGGTTGGGCACGCGGGTGCACCTGTCCAGGTAGCACCGGTCTTTCCCGGTGAACGTCTTCTTCATCCTGGCCCCGTCCTTGTCGTAGGCGGGGCCTTCGCCATAGCGCCGTGCAGGCATGTCAGGCTTCTCCTTCAGGCTCCGACGAGCGCGGGCTACTTTCCGGGCTTTTGACGCCTGGCCTCGGCGAGGTTGTGGAGGTGGGTCGCGTTGAGAATCTGCTGAAGTCCCTGGACCAGGGTGCGAATCATGTCGACGTTGACGCTTTCGTCCTGGCTAAAATCGAATGCATCGTTGACGATGCTGACATCGACAAACCTCCGCCCGCTCGGCGCGGTGTTCGAGTCGATAACCCAACTCACTTCCGCACCATCGGCTAGCGTCATGGTGACCGTCACGTTGTTGTGGGGGCCGTGGGAGGCGGTGACCTTCACGACGAATCGCCTTTCGGTGTAGTGGAGTGGCGGAGCGCGGCTCGATTATTGCTGCCTTCTGGCTTCGCGTGCGAGTTGGACGGCGTGTTTGGCCACGCAGATGAGTGCGCCGGCCTGGGATGCGCCGCCCTTGTCGACCTGGTCGAGTGTGGCGATGTATTCACGGTTGCGGGTAAAAACGTCCCAGGTGCCCTCAGGCTCCCCGACGGCGGGGGTGATGTCGTAGGTGACGCCGTCGAGGCCGAAGGAGAGTACTTTTATGGCCATGGTGACCTGCCTTGTCGGTGTCGGGTCAGAGTGTGGCGTGGGCGAATTCGCGTGCCGCGGCGGGGTCGCGGGGTCGGTAGGTGGCCAGCCGGATGGCGAAGGTGTGCCGGTCGTACTGCTTGGCGGTGACGGTCTTGGTGCGGCGCGAGTGCGCGCGCGGTTTGACGGTCACCATGATGGTGTGGCGCGCCGGGACCGCCCGGGAGATCGCGCTGGCGAAGCGGTCGGCGGTGGGGATCGAGATTCCGGCGACGATCATCCACGTCTTGGCGGTCTGCGGTGCGCCGGTCGCGGCGTCGCGGTGGGCGCGGTGGATACGTCGGTTGGCGCGGGCGGCTTCGCGGGCGAGCTTGGCGAGTCTGCGGTGTTCTGCGCGGGCCATGTTCTACCGCCTTCTTCCTGGTTTCCTTTATCCTCGGGCCACCCTACCCCCTCGGTGGCGAAATGTAAACACCCCTTCTTGATGGGCGGACGCGTGGCCAACAACATGCCTACAGGCACCCCCGACTTCACGGCGCTCGCGCTGGCCGCGACAGCCCTGCATGAGTTGTTCGCAGCCCTGATGGGAGCCGGGTTTACCGAGCGTCAGGCCATCACCTACCTGGCGGAGTTGATGCGCCCCACGCCCGGCGCGAGGTGAAAATGGGCGAGAAGCCCGAATCTGAGGACGCCGAACGGCGCCGCCCGCGCTGGAAACTCCACGTTGACGAACGCGGCTATGACGTGGCCCTTGACCACCTGACACGCCTGATGGACAGCGAGGTCGCGGCCCGCATCGTCGCGGATCTCCGCGAGGAGACCACCGTCCTCGTCCGCGTGGCAGTGGACCTGCTCCGCGCGGCCGAGCTTCCCCTGCTGCCACGTGAAGACGCCCGCGTGGCTTGCGACCTCGCGGCGATCGCCCGCGGCGAGAAACTTCCCCTCGTGCTATGCCTGCGCGGCACCCCACGGCGCAGGCCCCTTGTCCTCGACGGCCACCACCGCGTCTGCGCGAGCTACTGGTGTGCTCCTGACGCCGACGTTTTCCTGAAGATGGTGTGACGACATGATCGACAGTCTGGTTATCGCGGGTACCGCCCTGCGGGGCGCGTTCGCCCGCGCAACCTCCGAGCTGGCGGCGGGAATCCGCGTCCCCCAGGAGCCGCTGACCCTCCGGGACGTCGCCGACCGGGTGCTGGGCACCGCAGAGGTGTGCGACAGCGCGGAGGGTGACCTGTTCGTCGAGGCGCACGTCGACCCCGCCTGTGCGCCCTGCCTGATCAACGCCCCGTACCTGTCGGTCGCGGCGCTGCTCGACGCCGACGACGGTCCGGCGACCGTGGGGCACATCCTGATATCGCTGTCGGCCACCGATCCGTTTCAGCTGCCCTACCGCATCACCCGCGTCCCCGCCGACCTGGCGGGACATGGCCTGCTGCACGACTACCACCGGGTGCGCGTGGTCGACCAGGTCCACGACGTGGAGATCGCCCTGCGCGCGGACGGGCAGATGGACGTGGTCTTCGACGAGGGCAAATCACACTTCGAGTGGCGTCACCGCAAGGAGGTGTGCCGTCAGGGGCTGCCCGGCGCCATCGCCGAGGGCTTCGGCTTCGGCTCCTGGGGGGATCTGGAAACCGCCGGGGATGTCAGCACGGCGCGGGCGATCCTGTCCAGGGTCGCTCGGCTGCTGTGAGACTGGGCGTACGCTGCCACGCGGACGCACCCCCTGGCCAATGTCGATCAGCGACGCGCACTATCCGGTGGCGGGCAGCGCTCAACCAGGGGGCGCGTCCACGCGCGTGCGGGGTTATGCCTCGTAGCCGGTCGCCCAGGCGCACAGCGTCGCTAGGTTGACCACGGCGCAGGGGCGGCCCTCGTGGTAGAAGATGACCTGCATCTCCTCGTGGGGCTGCCCGGAGTCGCGCTTGGTGCCCCAGAAGCCGGCGTTGTCGAAGGATTGGCCGCGCACCTGGGCGGCGACGTTCTGCTCGTCGGGCTCGTGCCAGTCGGGGCTGACGCCCAGGTGTGCGGCCAGGTCAATGAGGCCACGACGAGTCCTGATGCGAATCATGTTCGTTTCCTGCTTCCGTGGTGGCGGGATGGGGTTAGCGCTCGAAGCGGATTCTGTCGTAAATGTCCTTGGCCTGGATGGAGATGCTGCCGGGGCCAAGCTTGCCGTTGATGACGTTGTGGCCATCTCGGGTGACGAGGTCCAGCTCGTCCTCGACGTGGTGGGAATTTGACAGGTCGTATCAGAGGACGTTCCAGCGCCCATCGGAGAGTTGGATGTTGAGGATTCCTCCCTTTTCCTCGTTCCCCTTGCCGTCCTTCCCGTCGTCGTTTTTTAGGGTGACCCTGTCGCCTTGCTTCATTGCGCTCCCTTCGCGTGGCCGTCGTGGCATGTGGTAGGACCATACCACCCCGCATGGCAGGATGTAAACACGTGTCGTCCGGCGCCGACACGACCGGGCCAGACGCACCGCGCGCGCCAACACGAAGATCGAGTTCGCTACTCGCCCCGGTGTTACGCTCGCACCATGACTGTCCGGGAGCGGCTACGCGAGACGGTGACGTCCGCGATCGACCTCAATCACCGCCTGGAAAAAGTCGTCGCGGAACCCGCCCGTACCGTAAAGAGCGGTCACCGGCGCGGCAGGATCGACCACTCACAGCCACCCTGGAATGCCCCGGCGGCCTACCTGGTCCTGGAGTTGCATTCCACGGCCCGACGCATCGAAGACGACCTGCGCCTGTGCCTGAACATGGGCTGGCGGCCCCGCGGCGGAGACGACGGCAACACACTCCTGGCCCTGGACGCCGTGCTGCACCTCGCCCAGGCCGTCGACGACCAGGCCATCGCCGACCCGGCGCGCACGCTGGGCGGATGGTGCACGCGGGCGCAGGTGGCGCTCGGCGAGCGGGACCTGCCGCAGCGCCTGCCGCGCGAGGTGGGCCAGACCGAGGCGCGCTGCCCCTACTGCGCGCGGCTGAGCCTGCGCTTCTGGGCGACCGCGGGGGAGGTGCGCTGCGTCAACCCCGAGTGTGTCGACGAGTCGTACCACCACCCGGTGGCCCGCATGGACTACTCGCCGGTAACCCAAGGGTGGGTACTGGCGTGGCGGGATGGCAGCGTCGGCCTCCCGATGCACTGAAAGGGCAAGATCGTGAGTGACGAAACACGCACCGCGCCGCGTCGAGGATGGTCCTCGCAGGACCTGGAGGTCATCCCCGCCCATGACGCCCGCTACTGGTCCGTACACGACGCCGCCGTTGTGTGCGCCCCCGGAGAGGTGGCACAGAAAGCGGAGAAAAAGATCAACAGCATGATTCGGCTGGCCGGTATGACACCTGCCGGGAAGCGTTACAACGGGCCGAGGCGTCGGCATGTGCGTGTCTATCGGGCGGTCGACCTGCTCGATCTGGTGGAGAAGTTCTCGGCGTTGACCGGCGGAAACGCCTGCGCGTGATACGCGCTTTACCTCAGGTGTTTACAAGCTTCCCATGCGCTGCTAGCTTGGGGCGACGTTCGACAGGGAAGACGGGAGAGAGTGTGATGAGATATACTACCGCCACTGGGTGAGGTGTCTCATTCTCCCGTCTCCCCTGGCCGCAACGCCATCAGCACCCCGTGGCGCTCGCCCCGAAGCACAACCTCGGTTTCGCGAACGCCCGCCACGGCACCATCGCGTGGCAGGGTGACACCGCTCCATCGCGGAGCATGGCCAGGGAGATTGCATGTCCGGCTTATCAGGAAAAACGTGTCGCACAGTGAGCATGGCCACCGCCACCGCGGCGATGGTCACCGCCCTCGCGGGCACCGCTGGCGCCACACAAGGAACCCAGGAAATGAAGGAAATCGCCTCCGTCGTCGAGACGCCCGGCCGCGTCCACGTGGTCTACCACCCGCAGACGCCACCCCCGCCCGTCACCTACACCACGCAGGCCGGGGACACCCTCAGCGCCCTGGCGGCCCGCCTCCTTGGCGACGAGGCCGCGTGGCCCGCCCTGTGGCAGGCCAACCAGGCGGCGCTGACCGACCCCGACCGGCTCGCCGTCGGCCAGGTACTGACCGTGCCCCCGCCCGGCACCCCGGTCCCCCCGGCCCCACCGCGGCACCCCGCACCGCCGCACACCCCGGCCCCGGCCGCGCCGCCGGCCGCGCCCGCCCCGCGTGTCGCGACCTCGGCCCGCGTCGAGCCCGTGGCGCAGACCACGGCGCGAGGGGTGAACTGGGACGCGGTCGCGCAGTGCGAGTCCGGCGGCAACTGGCACATCAACACCGGCAACGGCTTCTACGGCGGCCTGCAGTTCACCGCCGGCACCTGGTTGGCCTACGGCGGCGGCGCCTTCGCGGCGCGGGCCGACCTGACCAGCCGGGAGGCGCAGATCACCATCGCCGAGAGGGTGCTGGCCGGGCAGGGCATCGGCGCCTGGCCGGTGTGTGGCCGGCGCGGCTGACGAGGCCGAAAACGCCGCAAAACTCAGACAATCGCATACACTGACCGTCGCAACGCCCCGCCGTCACCCCCGACCGGCGGGGCGTTGTCCCGTGTGGAGGTGGGAATCGTGGCCGACACGCTGGAGGGCGACGAGGCGTACCTGCTGCCGCTGCCCATCGGGCCGGTGGACAAAAAGGGTCGCGCCCGCGACGCCGAGGCCGCCCGCCTCAAAGCGATCGGGTGGACGCTGCAGCAGATCGCCGACGAGCTCAACCTGGGTGGCGACCCCGAACGGGCAGCGGCGGCGATCAAGCGGGCGATGACGCGGGCGGTGCGGTTCGCCACCGACGAGGAACGCGCCCTGGAGTTGCAGTCCTACGACGAGCTGGAGGCCATCGCGTGGCGCCAGCTACAGGCCAATCACGTCTTGGTGCAGAACGGGCGCATCATCCGCGCCGACGATGGCGCGCCGTTGGAGGACAACCGGTTCGTACTGGAGACGATCGACCGCATCCTCAAGATCAAGGAGCGGCGGGCGCGGCTGCGGGGACTGGACGCGCCGACCCGCGCCGAGGTCATCAATATCGACAGCGTGGACGCGGAGATCATGCGCCTGGAACGGGAACTGGCCGAGTCTCGCAGGAACAGCGTGGCCTGAGAAAGCGGCGACCCCTCGGGGTATCGAGGGGTCGCCGTCCTCCCGTGGGTGACCGTCCGGGGCGGCGGCCTGACGGGGGGCCTGTGTGGGTTCAGGGGGCGGGGTATCGGTCATCGCTCCAGGGGCGCCAGTCCTGCAGCGGCTTCTGCGTGCTGACCACCCAGGCCAGTGCCTCAGGGTGAGTGGTTGGAATCTTCTGGATCTCGTCGCGGGGTATTGCCGACGCCTGGCGGGGGCGGGGCTCGCCGCGGGGGGTGTCGTGT